TAGAGCTGTTTTTGCTGATCCCAATATACGTTCAGAATATTTAACAGCAGAGCGTGAAAACGTAGCTGTAAAGTTAAATACTGAACGCAAAGCTAGTAATCAAAATGCAAAGGCTGCATCTAAAAATGTGAAAACTAATAATGTTGCACCTGACAATGTTTCTGCTGATGAGCCAGATAATGTTCTAGCCTCTGTACAAAAAGCGATGCGAGAGAGCGTATAATAATGGAGAAAAACTATGGCTTTTGCTAATAGTAACTTTGATGCCATTGTAACAACTACCTTGAAAAACAGAACAGGTAAAGTTGCAGACAATGTCACCGCAAATAACTCAGTTCTCGCTGAACTGAGCCGTAAAGGCAATATTATGCTTGAAGATGGCGGTCAATCGCTTGTTCAAGAACTTGATTTTGCTGAAAATTCAACATTCTCATATTACTCAGGCTATGAAGTGCTAGATATTACAGCATCTGACGTAATAAGTGCTGCTGAATATGATTGGAAACAGGCTGCTGTATCAGTAGTAATTTCTGGACTTGATATGCGTAGGAACAGCGGTAAAAACCGCATGATTAATCTTATTGCAGCTCGTGTTAAGAATGCTGAAAACACAATGGCTAATAATCTATCAACTGGTATCTTCTCTGATGGTACAGGTTCTGGTGGTAAGGAAATTGGTGGTCTTGGTTTGATCGTTGCTCCTTCTCCTGCAACTGGTACTGTTGGTGGCATTAACAGAGCAAATTTTGCCTTCTGGCGTAATATTGCTTATGATGCGTCATCAGATGGTGGTGCTGCTGCTTCAGCTTCAAACATACAAGCATATATGAATGCTGTATGGGTACAAACTGTTCGTGGTTCAGATGCTCCTAATCTGATTGCAGCCGATAATAACTACTTTAATTTCTTCTGGGAAAGCCTTACCGCAATCCAGCGTATTACAACGAGCGACAAAGCCACTTCTGGTTTCCGTTCATTGGAATATAATGGTCCTAGTGGTTCAGCTCCTGTCGTTCTTGACAATGGTGCTGGTACAGATAAAATGTATCTACTTAATACAGATTACCTGTTCTTTAAAGTACATAAAGATGCGAATTATGCTGTTTCAGATGATCGTGTTTCCAATAACCAAGACGCAATAACAAAGCACATTCTGTTCATGGGTAACATGACAGCATCGAATTGTTCATTGCAAGGTCTTATAAAAGCGTAATAGAAAGGTAAAAAAATTATGTCTTATATAACTGGAATGAATATTACCCAAGTAGATACTACTGAAAAATTCGAGCTAGGTTCAGTAGGACGTACTTCTGACGGTAAAATGTATCGTTATATGCAATACGAAGCTGGAACTGCTGCTGTGTCAGGAGTTGCTGGTGAAGTAGCGTATTATGATGGTGCTGGAACAACACAAACTTATGTTGTCACTTCTGACGTGTCAGATAGTGTGAATGTCGGTGCTGGTGTACTTCAGGCAATTTTAGCAGATGGTGAATATGGATGGCTACAAACTCGTGGTCCTGCAACATTAACTATTGCTTTAACTGCTGGTGCTGATGGAAACGCACTAACACCAGTCGGTGCTGGCGATGGTACACTTGATGTATCTGCTGCTGTTACTGACCATGTGTGTGCAATTGCTGATGATATTTCTGCAAAGAAAATTGTCTGCATGTTCCCATAGTAACTAAATGATGTGGGGGTGGCTAGGTTTTGCACTGACCATCCCCTCATTACCATTAATTTAACAAAAGGATTTGATATGGACATCAACGATTTTAGAACTACAGGTTCAGCCAGTGATGGTAACATAGTTACAATTTATACTAAAAAAGTTATTAACAATTTTAAAAGTAAAGAAGCAGATGAACTTATTTATGATTTTCTGCCATATTTAGAAATTGTGTCAGCAGGACAAAGGCATTCAATAGTTGTTCGTAAAATTGAAACAGCCGATAAAACAAAATATAAACAACATTGGGACGCATACGAGAAAAAAGAACAGTTGCGGTCAGAAGGGACTGCATTAAGGGATTGGACTGGTGTTGAACCAGAAATGGTTGCAGCACTAGAGTATATGAATATCTTTACAGTTGAAGATTTAAGTAATGTGTCAGACGGTAATTTGCAAAATATTGGCATGGGTGCTAATAAACTAAAAAATGCTGCAAAATTATTTGTTAGCGGTAAAGATAAAAATGATGTAACATTACAAAAAGCACTAGATAAAATTGCAGATTTAGAGATCAAAATTGCACTAATGGGGGCTGAAACAGCTATCCCTGATGTACCAAAGACAGGAACACAGGATGAGCCTATTAAGCGTAGTACAAGACAGCCTAAAAGAAATCGGAGGGTTTGAAGTTCCAACAAGCGTAGTTGGTAACACAAACGAAACAGCCGTTTTAAGTTTAGCACTGGCAAACAGGTCATTGCTAGAGACTGCAAAACGCACTGACTGGGCGAACCAAACTGTTCGTGGTACAATTACAACTTCTAGTGGCACAGATCAATATGCTTTGCCGTCAGATTTTAAAGGTCTTATGAATGACAGTATGTGGGATGACACAAACAATCGTAAAGTGTTTGGCCCTATATCTGCAAGTATGTGGGAATTTTTTAAGAACAGTTCTGTATCAAATACATCTTTAACACGATATATGCGAATATACAAAGCTACTGCAAACAATAATAAAGTGTTTTATTTTTATCCAACTCCTGATAGCACAGCATCAATAAAATACGAATATCAATCAAATGGTTTAGCACAAGCTAGTGATGGCACAATGCAAGCCAAATATCTTGCTGATGCGGATACTGCATTACTTGACGAAGATACTGTTGCTTTAGGCTTTAAATGGCGAATATTAAAAAGTCGTGGTTTACCTTATGCTGAAGAATTTCGTGATTATGAAATGGCTATTGAAAGCAGCATAAATGATAACGGTGCTGGAATAATTGACACTGGCTCAGACACTATGTTTGATAAGTTTTTAGTTATAACTCCTGATGGAAGCTGGAACGTATGAGGCAACCATTACTAGATAATCGCAGACTGCAACAAACTGCACAGATATTTTCGTTACCGTCACCAACTGGTGGTTGGAATGCAAGAGATAATTTAGCAGCTATGCCTCCCTTGGACGCAGTTAAAATGATTAATTTTTTCCCTGAGAATGATGGTGTTACCCTCCGTAAAGGTGATGTCCTCTTTGCTGAGGGTATGTCAGGGGCGGTTGAGTTCTTATTTGAGTATGAAAGTGCTGATAGTAATGATTTACTCGCTGCCTCTGACGGTAATTTTTATGACATTACAAGTGGTACACCAGTTGCTAAAGCCACAGGACTAACTAACTCACAATGGCAATCTACAAATTACAATGCTCGTGGTTTTTTTGTTAATGGCGAGGATGCACCAAGAGACTGGAACGGTACAACATTAGCTGCCACATCATGGACAGGTTCAGGCCTAACAATAGCAGATTTGATCAATGTGCAAGTTGTGCGTGACAGGTTATGGTTTTGTCAAAAAGGCACGGCTGACGCATGGTATAGTGGCATAGGATCAATAACAGGAGCATTATCTAAATTTGCAATAAGTGAAATAGCACGGAATGGCACACTTATGGCAATTGGTTCTTGGTCAAGAGATAGCGGTGATGGTGCAGATGATGCTACTGTCTTTGTAATGTCTACTGGTGAGATATTAGTATATCAAGGTGATGTCAGTAGTACATTTACCTTAGTTGGTCGTTTTAATGCTCCTGAGCCTATTGGCAGACGGTGTTTAATAAATTGGGGCGGTGAATTAGTTATTATTACTCGTTCTGGTTATTTAACTTGCACAGGCATAATGGAAGGTAAGATTAGACCAGATGATGCAATAAGTGAAAAGATAAGAGATGCTGTTGCACAAGCTGTAGAAAATGGTGGTAATTTAGACGGTTGGGAAGCAATGCTATCACCAGACGGACGCAAGCTAATCTTTAATGTGCCTGTTGCGGAAGACAGCGTATATGATCAGCACGTTTTAAATACAATTACTGGTGCATGGGGTCAGTATAAGGACCGTAATATGCAATCAATGGCAAGTTTAAATAATAGTATGTATGGCGGCTTTGCTGGCGGTAAAGTTTTTCGATTAGACGATGGTAATCAAGATATAAGTGCTGGTTTTAATGTTGTCAAAGGTGTTTGCAAACAAGCAAGTAATAGTTTAGTTGCACCTGACAGACCGTTAGATGGCACAAAAAAAGAAGTAACAATGCTAAGACCGTTTGTTAAAGGTGGTGGCACAGTTAATTTAACTATGGATGTGCAAGCTGATTTTAGTGATTTGCAACTTGTTGCCAACAATCAATCATTATCACCTAACGCAGAACCTTGGGAAGCCTTTGGTGTCTTTGATTGGGAAGACTGGGAACTTGCATGGGGTCAAGGATCTGGTATTGCATCTACAAATTTAACTGTTGGTGCAGTTGGCGAAACATTTTCTATCGTATTAGACGGTGAAACAGCAGAAACGTTGGTATGGTATTCAACTGACGTAATTTATAGACGTGGAGGAATAATTTAATGGCAACTTTAACAGGTCGTTCGCCAAAAGATACATATGGTGACCTATTACAGGTTAGCAATGCCAATGACGGTGTTGATAGCACTTTACGTTTTGTATCGGACGGTAAAGGTACAAATTCATCATTAAAAATAAGCAGTGCATCTGCACAGTTTACAGGTACATTAACATCGACAGGTTTGCTTACAACAACAGCAGGGATTGTTTCAGGCTCAGACATTATAAGTGATACTGATAGCACTGATGATCTTGGTAGCACAGGAGTGCGTTGGTTAAACCTTTGGGTTGATAATATAACGATGGGAGGCACTATCGCTGGTGCTGTAGCTACTTTTAGTAGCACCATGACGGTAACTGGTTTGACAACTGCCACAGGTGGTATTGTTACAAGTGGCACTATCATTTTTGAAGGTGCAACCGCAGACGCACATGAAACCACCTTGACAGTTGTCGATCCTACAGGTGACAGAACCGTATCATTGCCAAATGCAACAGATACATTAGTTGGTAAAGCAACTACTGACACACTTACAAATAAGACTTTAACCAGTCCTGTTCTAAATACAGGGTTGTCAGGAACAGCATTTCTTGATGAAGATAATATGGCATCAAACAGTGCAACAAAAGCAGCGTCACAGCAGTCTATTAAAGCCTATGTAGACGCACAAGTTGATACCGCAGATACATTGTCAGAAGTGCTTGCTATTGGCAACACAACAGGCGGTACAGACGTTTCTGTATCTACTGATGATAAAGTACAGTTTCGTGATGCAGCTATATACATTAACTCTTCTGCTGACGGACAGTTAGACATTGTTGCAGATACTGAGATCCAAATTGCAGCTACAACTGTTGATATTAATGGTGCTGTAGCATTAAATGGGGCTATTACAGGGGCAACAAACATAACTTTAAGCGGTGAACTTGATGCAGCTACAGGCGACTTTAGTGGCGATGTAGATGTTGACGGTACACTTGAGGCTGATGCTATTACTTTAGGTGGTACAGCACTTGGTTCAATCTATAGTCCTATTGCAGGGTCTAGCAGTATTGTCACAACAGGTGCATTAAATGCTGGGTCAATAACGTCTGGCTTTGGCACAATCAACAACGGTGCTTCAGCTATAACAACTACAGGTGTTGGTAGTTTTGCGTCATTAGATATATCAGGTGATATTGATGTGGATGGGACAACCAATTTAGATGTTGTTGACATTGATGGTGCTGTAAACATGGCAGCCACTGCGGTGGTTATAGGCGTACTAAGCACAACCGCTGAAGCTGTGTTTAACGGTGGTTTTGCTAGTAATGCTGACTCAATTATGGGTACTAACAAAAAAATAAAGTTTAGAGATGCAGCCATATACATCAATTCAAGTGCTGACGGACAACTTGATATTGTTGCGGATACTGAAATACAAATTGCAGCTACAACTATAGACATAAACGGTGCTATTAATGCAAGTGGGGAAATCATTGCAGGAAGCCTTGATATATCAGGTGCTATTGATGTTGATGGTACATCTAATTTAGATGTTGTTGATATAGATGGTGCTGTTGATATGGCAAGTACACTTATTGTCGCAGGTAACATCAACGCAGTAGCAGGGGGTATCAACCTTGGAGCTACTGGGTCAGCTAACCTTCTGGATGATTACGAGGAAGGTACGTGGACACCTACTTTAGCTGGGGCAGATACAGCAGGTACATATACTGTCGTTACAGGCACAAGTGCTGGTTATACCAAAGTTGGTAGACTGGTACATGTGGGAGCAAAAATTACATTATCGGCTGCTACTGGTGGTTCGGGTGTTTCAATACTTGGAGGGCTTCCTTTTAACTACGCATCTGGCTCTTTACCTGCAGGGTTTATTTCAGTGTCAGCGGTAAACTTAGCTACTGCAAATCCTGCATCAATTAGTTTAGAGCCTACCTCAAGCGGTGCAGCAGCAACATTGGTATTTAGAGAAAGTAAAGATAATGCTGCGGTTGCGAGTACACCAATAGGTGGTTTTTCAACAAGTTCAGTAATTCACATTAACATGTCATACAGAGTATAAAGGAATAAAAAATGGCCCTACAACAAAGGCGAGTAATTAATCAAGTAGAAGTGCAAACGAATGGTGACTTACAAGTTCGCTATGCAGATGAGATATACGATGACAGCATTACTGCTGTTGTTGGTGTAGGTAAAGTAGGCGATGCTGACTATGCTGAAGCTGTTACAGACGTTGTTGCTGAACCTAAATACATTCGTGAAGTAATTGCCAAAAGCACTACAACACCGTCAGCGGTACAAACATATTTAGACGCATCTAAAGCATAGGATTTAGTATAAATATAATTAATAATTAGGAACCTATCGTGGAAATGACAGAACTAATAGATACGTTACTTGCAATTATTGTTGCTGCGGGTGCTTGGTGGGCTACGAGTACTGCTAAAGAACAAAAGCGGCTAGAGATACTTCTTAATAAAACCAGAGAAGACTACGCCACGAAGTTTGAATTACGGGATGACATGAAACGTGTTATGGATTTACTCCATAGAGTTGAAGATAAATTAGATAAAGTATTAGGTAGGGAATAAATAGATGGCGATGTTTAAAGCATTTAAGCCTAGCGGCATGGAAAAGATAGCACGTTCTATGGGTTACCAAGGTAAGATGGAAGGCTTTACAAACTATCTTTCTGAAGACCCTAGTCGTCAACAACAAATGCAGGGCTATACCAATAATGCTATTCGCATGGCAAGGGGTGGACTTGTTTATGATGTAGGGGGCGATGTCAGTTCTTTTGATGGAACCGGGGACGACCCAGCAGAAACTGGTATAGGTACAACTGGTGGAGGTGCAGATGCTGTTAAGTATAAACCACTTATACTAACAGATAATACAACTGGTACAGGTACAACTGGTACAGGTACAACTGGTACAGGTACAACTGGTGGAGAAGCCTCTCAAGGTCAGTCGTATTCGGCTATAGGAGATGCAACTGCACAACGATTCCAGAATCCTGTATTACCTATGGGAGCAGCACAAAATCCAGTAGGCACTATTACAAATCCTAATCAAGATATTGCAACAGGCACAGGCCAAGTAGTAGGTACAATTGCTGCTCCTATAGCCGGGGCTACTACTAGCTATGCTCAAGCACCTACTGCACAAACAGCTAACCTTGCAGAAGTAACTCAGGCTGCTCCTGCAGTAGATAGTGCTTTAAAGGGCGTACAAGCTGCACAGGGAACCGTTAGCGAAGATGCTACTGTAACTGCTGCCCAACAAGATGAGTCCTCTGTAAGCGGCATAACTGCTGCTCAGGGTGAAGCTATCTTAATGGACAGTCCTATACAGCGAGAGATTCAAGATGGTGAACTTATCAGTGGTGCTGCAGATGCACAAAAGGCTGCACAGTTTACTGAACAAATTCAAGCAGCGACAGCTACACCAACACAGAAAGCTACCGTTAAAGGTCAACTAACAAACTTAATGAGTGACTTTGAAGATGGGCAAACCCCTGCATGGGCTGCCGGTGCTATGAGAGCAGCAACATCCGCAATGGCTGCACGAGGTTTAGGAGCATCTAGCTTAGCAGGACAGGCTATTATTCAAGCCACTATGGAATCTGCCTTACCAATTGCACAAGCGGATGCATCTATTCAAGCACAATTTGAAACACAGAACTTGTCAAACCGGCAACAACGTGCTATGATTGCAGCTGAACAAAGAGCAAAGTTTATGGGTCAAGAGTTTGACCAAGCTTTTCAATCACGTGTACAAAACGCAGGTAGGATTGCTGATGTAGCAAACATGAACTTTACTGCGGAACAACAAGTTGCTCTTGAGAATAGTCGTATTGCTAATACTTTAAATCTTAATAACTTGTCAAATAGACAAGGTGTTGTTATGGCAGAAGCTGCAGCCTTATCTCAAATGGACATGGCTAACTTAAGCAATCGTCAGCAAGCGTCTGTAATGAATGCTCAGAACTTTATGCAAATGGATACAGCTAACTTATCTAACCAACAACAAACAGATATGTTTAAAGCACAGGCTCGTACTCAGAGTCTACTAACTGACCAAGCAGCAGCAAATGCAGCAAGCCAGTTTAATGCTTCTTCACAAAATCAAGTAGACCAATTCTTTTCTATCCTTGCAAATAATGTATCTCAGTTTAATACTACTCAAGCCAACGGACAGGCACAGTTTAATGCCGGGCAAACAAACTCAATGGAAAAGTTTAACTCCGAAATAAATAATCAGCGTGACCAATTTAATGCTCAGAACCAAATGGTTATAGCTCAGAGTAATGCTACATGGCGTAGGCAGATTGCTACCGCAGATACTACGGCAATTAACCGGGCTAACGAAATAAATGCACAAAGTGTATTGGCCATATCTAATCAAGCGTATGCTAATTTGTGGCAACAGTACGGAGATACTATGGAGTGGGCATGGACCTCTGCTGAAAATGCTCAAGACCGTATTAGTGCAATGGCTATTGCAGACCTTGATGCTGCTACACGACAGCAAG